GAAGTCCATGCCATCGATGACGCGGAAGTGCTTCGGAATCGCGAACGGCTCGCAGGTGATGGCGTCTTCGGCCAGATCGTAAATTCGTCCGTGTCCCAGCATCGGAACCCCTTTCGTTCGCATATCGCGTTGGTGAGCCGGATAGCTGGCCAGCAGCCCCTCTTTGGCCTGCGTGCTCAGGTGGGGCGCATCGTCCCAGCCCTTTTGCATGCAGATTTGCGCCGGCGATGGCGTGTCCATGAACTGGATGACCAGCTCGGTGCGGCCGTTCTCTGGCGTGAAGGTCAAGATGCCGCGCCCGCCGGCACCCTTGTCGCCGGTTGCGGTACGCGTCAGCACCTGCGGGAAGATGTTCGAGTCCCGCGGCTCCTCATCGATGTGGAACCAGTCGACGCTGTCGCCCATCAGGGCATGCTGGCCTTGCGAGTACGACCAGAACTGGATCACGGCATCGCTGGCCTGAATGTCGCCACCGCCGATCTGGCGGATGTACACGGTGCGCAGCGCGTTCGGCGTGCCCGACATCGCCTCGTAGCCCTTGATGTGCTCGGGCGGGATCAGGCCGCCGGAAAACTGGCTGCCATCCTTGCGGCCGACGATCGGCTCCTGTAGCAGATCGCGCGTCTTCTCGCCGGAGTAGCCCAGGCACCAGACCAGCGGCGCATGACCGAACGTATGGCCTTCCCAGTCGTCCGGGTAGTCGCCCAGGGCGTGGATCGCATCGAGGTAGGTGCCGGTGTAGGTCTTGCCGATCCGGTTTGCAGCGATCAGGCACACCTGCGTGTGGGTCGCGGTGTTGGCGTTGAACTCACGCTGCCAGCCGTACAGATTGCGGTGCAGGGCTTTGTAGCGATAGACCCGGGCGCGGCGCTCGCGCTCCTGCAGCATGGCCAGCAGCAGCTCCTTCTCGGCCCGGCTGGTTGCGCTCATTGCGCGCCGCCGGCCGCCTTCGCGATCGCGGCGTCCAGCTCGTCGTCGGTCAGCTTCGCTACCTGGTGCTGGACCGGGCCGCCACCGTCTCCGGTGAGCTGCATCTTGTTGCCGTACTTGCGCGGCTTCATGCGCTGGGCTTGCTCGACCCGGGCGTGGATCCTGAGCTTCGCCTTGCGGATCGAGTCGGCGTCGACGCGGCAGTTGTCCGCGATATCGACAATTTCATCGATGAGGGTGTCGGCACGCTCGTCGGTCGCGATTTCGTACAGCTTCTCGAACTCGGGGTGCTCGCGCAGCCAGCGGAAGACGGTCGCCTTGCTCGGCATGCCCTCGAGCTTGCACACCGCGCGGATGCTCTTGCCGTCCGCGATCGCGGCGCAGAACTGGGCGGCCAGCTTGGGCTTGTATGTGGTCGCGGTCATGGGATTCGGTAAAAAAAATGGCCACGGCAGCGTGGTGCTGGCCGGGCCATAAAGCTCTGCTTACGCAGAACGAGGAGAGACTTCGAAAGTGGTGTTACTGCTGTGCTATGGTCTACTTTCCAACAATAAAGGAGAACTTATGGATTACGAGAAAATGTTGTTCGCGCTGCATGTCCGTGAGATCGCGGCCAAATACGTAGACCGTGATACGGTTGGCATGACGCCGGACCAGCTCGAAGCTTATCGCACAGAAACGGTACCCAGGATCATTGCGAATATCGTAGAGGACATCGAGGCTGTATCTGATGTCGTCGAAGATGCAAAGCATCGAAGGGAGTCTGCGGCGAGCAATGGGATATGGGAAAGGCTCGGACGCACTGTTTAGGACAAAAAAGCCCGCTACCTTACGGTGCGGGCTTTCTGGTCCTTCACGCCGCGGGCTCCCATCAGGGAACATACACGTCGAATTTCTGGACGGAATTAAGTTGTGAACAGGAATGTACTGCTGAGATTTCCTGCTGTCAAGAAATTTATGCTTTGTCGAGCTATACGAAACCAATCGACCGCTTCTCTTCGCCTGGCTGCAGCTTTACAGCAACGAGTGCGAAGTTAAGCTGTGAAACGCTTTGAATAACTTGGGCGAAATTTCCGTCTGCGGTTTCTCCATTGAAATAGATAAGTGAAGGGTTCGCGCAACCAATAGTCTGAACATTTATCGGAGCGCCGAAACTGTTATTTAACTGCACCACAAGTGTCTCGCCATCTTCAAGTTTGGCGTTGAAACGCTTAAGCTGATTTCTCAATTCTTCAAAGATAGCGTTCGCCGGGTTGTCGCGTTCGTATTGCTCTTCTCGCTGCTTTTGCACCATTTGCACAGCATATGGGACTTCCATAATTTGTCTCCTCGCCTTAGTGAGTCGCGATCAGTCGCGCTTGCTACGATGCTAGCATGACTTCGGGCGATTAAAAGTGGCTAATACTTCAATCGCTCCCTGCGCTTGGCGGAACACAGTCACAAACACGGTTGCCGGCCGATGCGCAATCGACAGCTTCCGACAAACCTCTTCTGGCCTGGCCTGGTCGATGTAGCAGTAGCGCAGCAACAGCCGATCACGACGCGAGAGGTGGCGCATTGCTATCTCGATCGCGTGCGCATCTTCCTCATCCACCTTGCGGCGCTCGCCGGTCGGCTTCTCGCCATTGGCTTCACGCTCGAGGCGATCGCAGAATGCACCGGTCGGACTGACTCCGATGGTGCGGGTAGGGCGGTAGGCGCGTGCCCAGTTCTCCAGGCGCGCCCCGATGTCGCGACGTTCAGTCAAGGCAGCAGCTCCCCCGGCTCACCCATACCCACGCCGATGAAGCGCCCAGCCACGCACGCAAGTAGCAGCGATAGCACCAGCCACAGAGCAAACGCGATCATGCCGCCTCCCCAAGCAGATCGGCCTGCGGCCGCACCGTAGCGATCGCCGTAATCGTCACGACCACCCGCGCTTGGCCATCCGGTTCCATGCGTTCGCTGGTCAGCTTCCGCACCCACTTGTCGTCGTCGATCGCCACGTCCTTGAGCGCGTCGAGCAGCACCTTGTTCGCGTTGTCGATGTCGATGCACCGCACGGTGTCGTCCCAGGCGCCGCCTTCCTTGCGCATGCGCTTCTGCCAGTCGAGCGGTCGACCTGGGTACAGCTTCACGTCGACGTGCACGCGGCCGGTGATGGGCGCACGTACGCCCTGGTCGCGGCACGCTACGGCAATCTCGGCGCGGAACGCCTTGGCTTCTTTGGTGGGCACGATGCTGATGCGGGGCCCCAGCTTCACCGGGCGCCAGTAGCGGTTCGCCGACAGCGGGTAGGGCAGGGTGAGGGTGATCATGTGGTGCTTCTCCTTGTCGTTGTTGTGGCCCGGCGAGCGGCCGGGCGTGGTGCGTTACTGGACGATCAGCCAGTCCTCGGCCAGCGCATCGCTGCAGCTCGGCGCCCAGGTACTCACGGTGTCGTCGATATTCTTCACGGCCAGATACGCGCTGTACGGAACCATGCCGCCGTCGCCGAAGAACGACTTCGCGGCACCGGTTTGCGCTGCGTAGCTCGCGGCAGGCACCAAGTACACGAACAGGCCCTTGCCGTTCCAACCAGAGCGCGCGACCTTGGCGCCGCCTTTCAGCGCGACCAGAGCGTCGCCGAAGGTCAGGTTGATGAATGGACCGCCTGCCGGCAGAGGCACCAGGCTTGCGGCATGCTTCTTGGCCTGCTCGACCTGGTACGGCATCCAGTGCCAGGACGGGACGCAGTCCGGTTCTTGCTCCGGATCCGCGTGCGTTACGTCCTCCTTCATGCAGCAGTCGACGTCCAGGCCGTCCAGCCCGAACACGTACAGGTTCAGGCAAAAGTCTCCATGGACGCGGGTCACAATGGCGGCGCGCACATTGCCGTCCTTCCCGCGGTACCAGACGATGCGGCCAATGCTCGGGGCGATAGTGGTCATGTTGCTTTTCTCCTATGGTCTTGCGGTTGTGGCGCTCTCGCGCGCGAAATGGTCTCGATGCTCAAACCTTGGCTGCCTTGCGATCCCTGGGAAACTGGTCTCGGCTGATGCGCTGCTGCCTCTGCCTCGCTGCCCACGTCCCGCGCTCGTTGAACAGCACGCAGGGCCGATCGGTCGACAGCACGTCCTTTTCCCAGCCCGAGCAGTAGCCGGTGCGTGCAGTTGCCGCTTCCTTCGCGGACGCTGCAGGCGGGAAGCGGTCGCACATGCCGCAGGGATCGTGCTCGCGTGTCACGCGGCTTGGCCCTTGCGCCTGGTGGCTTCGTAGGCGTCGACACGGGCTTGCCACTCGTCGTAGCTTTCGTCCGTGCCTTTTGGCTCGTTGCCTTTGGGCTTGCGGTTCGGCGCCGACGCTGGGGCATGTGGTGGTCGACCAGGTGCCAGACCTGTCAACACGGGACCGCTCTGTTCGTCGAGCACGGTTTCGATGGTTTTGGCCAGGTACTTCGGCACGATCTCCTCGGCGCCTTTGGTCTTGCGTGCCTTGGCGATGGCGACGTTGAGCACCTCGTCCGTGACCTGCGGGTCTTGCGACCAGGCGACCACGAACGGGTTGCCTGAGGTCGTCACGATGTCCTGAGCGAGCAGCAGCTGCGTGACCTGTTCGGCGCGAGTCGGATTCGCAGCTGGGCCAGGCGGTGGTCCAAACGAGGAATCGTCGTCTCGCGGTGGTGGTGGGTGAGATGACGATGATTTGTTTTTAGTAGTTAACTGTCCCTGTCCCTGTCCCTCTCCCTGTCCCTTGGAGCGGTTTTCACCAGTGACATTGGGACGTTGTCCTTGCGACATTTTCGACTTGTCGCTAGGGACAAATAATGGCTGTCCCACGGGACAACCAGCATCGCGCCATGCCTCAAATTCGGGAAACTGGATGCTTGTCCCGTGTCGTTCGTTGTGTTTTTTGATGCGGGCACACTCAGTCCTGAGGCGCTGTCGCAGTTTCGCCAGCCACGCTTCACTGGCCTTCTCGGCGACGACTGGGTGGTACAGGCGGCCATCCGCGCATTTCACCCAGCCACGCAGGGCACCAGTGCGCACCTTTTGCCATTCCTTCACGACGCGGCCATAGCCGGCGTACTGGGCCAGGATCTTGTCGTCGTCTGGAAGACTTGCGGCTGGAACCTGATGCCAGGATGCGCACCACAGCAGCACGGCGCAGCGGAACTCATCGGCCTCGGCGGTCACGGCCAGATCGCTGTCGCGCAGGCGCACGACGTCGAGCGGCATGAAGGCAAAGTCGCGAAGATCGCAGTCGATCGGGGTGAGTGGCGCCGGTGATGCGCTAGTGTCGAGCGTTGTCATGGCGGTGATGCCTTGCGCTGCTCAGCCGCGCATTTGTCCCACTCGGCTTGCCAGATCGCGATCGTCTCCGTCGAATGCCAGTTGAAGTTGTGCCCGTCACGATCGACGCCGCGGTGAAACGCAGCACGCGCTTTCGCGCGGATCATGTCGAGCGATACGATTGCTTGATCCATCATTCCCCCACCGTCCCGGCTTTGCGGAGCTTTTCAGCCGTCTCTGCCAGGGCGTTGATACTTTTGTTAAGGCGGCCGTACTCCCGCGATTCCTCGTCGGTTCGGCGCGCGCGCTTGAAGACCCGGTTGCGGGTCACGACGTTGTCGGCCATCGCAAGCAGCTTCGAGGCATCGGGACCACGTGCTGGTCTGTCCATCGTTCATTTCCTTTCGGGCCCTGGTATTGCATCAGGCCGTTGCTTCGTTGATTTCTCGTGGCGCAGTCGGAACCCATCAAAGATGCCTCCGCGTGTTGCTGACGCCGCGCGCTCGCCCAGCTGCTCGACCGGGACCCGGACAACGTCGGGATTCCTGCTGATGCGCCTGGCTCGTACCATGCGTGCGTACGGCGTTGTTGCTCAAGCCGCGCAGGAACGTGCTACGCGCAATGCCGAACGACTGGCAGATGGCGTCCAGTCCGGACAGCTCAGATGGGTTGAACAGGACTTCGACGGTTTGCGTGCGGGTCTTCGGGTTGAGGCTCACGGTTTTTCTCCTTGGTGGTGCGGGTGGCTAGGGGTGTTTCTGGAATTCGGTTGAGCAGCGGCTGGCAGGCGACTGCAGGGGCGTGAAGAAGCCGCAGGGTTACTGCGGCTGGGGGTGTGGCGATGGCTGGTCGGCCAGTTCTGGCCAGATGCGGTGCCAGTCGCCGGGCCGCAGGTGCTGTCGAGTAACCGCACCAGCGGTCTTCTGCCAGATCTCGACGCAGCGCTCTGGCGAGATCGGAGCGATTCCATTCGCCATCTGCGAGAGGTAGGAAGGGGAGACGCCCAGTTCGGCAGCAAGTGCCGCTGATCGTCCGCGTTCAGATGAGATGTAGGTTTTAAGATCCATTGGTGCAGTTTAGTAACTGCTAAATCAAAAGTCAAGTGAACACTAATTTAGAAAACCCTAAACTATTGCGAATGGACATCACAGAAACTCGCAGGGAAAACTTGAGGCGCTGGGTAGCCGAGAACGGCACGCCAGTGAAGGAGCGCAGTCTTTTTTCGCAGCTCAAGGCAAACGGCTCGTTTGGTGAGCGGGTCGCACGTCGACTTGAGGCCGACTACAAAATGGGCGAGAAATTTCTAGATCGTGACGTCAATACCTCGAAAGAGAGTAGGACACCGCTACCACCAGGAGCAAAGCGCGTCCATGCTGCTGGCGAAGGTGATGCAAGCCTGACGCAGATCATGAAGGTGCAGATAAAGGTGCAGGCCGGTATCACTGGCTTCCGGGTCGAGCCAGAGCACCACGACGGTGACACGATGGGCGTGCCTACTGAATGGATCCGCAGCGAGCGCTTCGTGATGTCGGACCTACTGGCAATTGTTGTACGCGGTGAGAGCATGGAGCCGGCGCTGTTCGATGGCGATGTGATCGTGGTGAACACAGCTGATAAGGCGCCAGTCGATGGCACTGTGTATGCGGTGAATTACGAAGGTGAAGTCGTGGTCAAGCGCATGGTTCGTGATGCTGGTATGTGGTGGCTGACATCGGACAATTCAGACCAGCGAAAGTATCACCGGAAATCTTGCAAAGGCGCTGAGTGCATAGTTATCGGTAAAGTCGTTCGAAAAGAAAGTACCCATATTTAATCAGTACGAACTCTGTAAGTGGAGCACTAATGCAAAAGTTCTTCTTGGCACTGGTATTTATGTGCGCAAACAACATTGCACAGGCACAGTATATTAGCGGGCAGGAATATATCGGCTGGCTTGATGCACGTGACCGCCTCGCTATAAATAAAGGAAGTGGTCTCGATGAGTATTATAAACAAAATGTAATGTCGTTCACCCTAGGCGTCGCTGATGCGGGTGACGGCCTCGTTTTTTGTATTCCTAAGGATGTGATTGCTGGACAACTTGAGGCTATAGTGATCAAATACGTTCGCGCAAGTCCAGAGTATTGGAATCAACCTGCTGCACAATTGATTATGAATGCTCTTCATCAAGCATTTCCTTGTAAGAAAAAATAAGCCCCGTGCATCGTGGAACGGGACTAGGAAAAATATGAGCGAGAAATTTAGTTTTCAAAATGGGACACCGGTTGCAGCGTATGAAGATATTGTGGATTTTTTTAGGAAGAGGACAACATCAGTTTGCCCGGTATGTGGATTTAGTGGATGGAATATTCTAGCGACCAACCAAGTAAACGACACTAACGTCGCAATGGGCATCGTTATGCTGGATGTTGAAACGGGAGTGCCGTTAGCACAAGCGGCTTCTTATGTCTTAGCGCATTGTAAGAAGTGTGCGTTTATGAGAATGCATCACCTTTTAACAATATCTAACTGGGTCAAAGAAGGAAAGCCAGATTTTGTCGAAGATGAAAACTCCTGAATACGAAAGAGATGCTAGCGCGCAGGAATTCATTCAGCAGATGAAAGTTGCAAAATTTTCTCTGACAGATCAAGACGACTTGTTCGGTGTTGTTGACAAACCGGCTGCTCGCCCCGATCATACGAGAATGACCGATTTGACGCGCCAAGAAATAGATGCCAAGCTCGCCACCAACAAGGCTGAGCTTGACGCGCGCCTCGCAGACTTCGATGCCAGTATCAAGACGGGCTTTGCTGAACTGCGGGTCGGTTTTGCCGAGATGCGCGCTGAGATGGCGAAGCAGTCTGGAGATATGAGAACGGACATGGCGAATGTCCGATCCGAAACCCACAAAGGAACGATCGATACCATCAAGTGGGTAATCGGTACAATCCTCGCCGTTGCAGCCGCTACAGTCAGCATATTAACGTTCGTGATCAACAACGCCGCGCCGAAGACCCCGCTGGCTGCCACTGCTCAGCAGCAGGTGCCAACTGTGATCGCAGTCCCACATGGCAGCACTCTTCTTTCCACGCCACAAGCAGCTCCTACGTCGCCACCGTCTGCGAAGTAGAGTGATTTAAGTCCCGCCGTGCCAGCCCGCCGCGCGCGGGCATTTTTTCGCCCATAGCTCTTACTAACTGCTCGAGCGATCTCGACGTAAACTGATTCCGCATAAAAGTTTAGTAAATGCTTGACTAAAGATTTAGTGGGCGCTAAAGTACCTCCATCGAAACCCGCTCAGCATCCGCCGAGCAGCCGACTGGAGAAGAGCATGCACCGCACCGCCTCACCTGAAGAATTGCGTTCGAAGGCACTGATCGACCTGACCCGCCAGAAGTCAGCCGGCCTGCTGGCTGCTGTTCGCGCTGACCAGCCGAAAGCATCGAAGCTGATCCGCGACTGCCTTGCCGAATACCTCACTGACGACCAAGCACTGCCCACCCTGATCCTCGAATCGCTTGCCGGTACCAACAGCCTGCAGGGCGTCATCACCGACCTGATCTGGACCGAAGCCGAGGCGATGGCCCAGCTCGAGCTGGCCTCGATCGAGCGCGAGAACCGCGAGCTGTCGACCGTCGACCGCATCGACCGCTACCTCGACAGCATTGCAGCCTGAACTGAACGTGCGGCGCGCCCGGTAAAGCGCGCCTTGGCAGGCCCGGCTCAGAAAACAGGGACTGTGGGATCAGCGCATGCCCCGTTCGCACTACGTCAGGTGCCGCCAGCCTGGGGCGCACAGGCCGATGCCGGACATCGACAAAGCCGGAACACCCAATACCAAAGCCGGCCGCGCCGGCGCCAACAGGAGAGCAGGGATGAGCATTGCCACCAAACCGATTTACCGCGTCGCACGTCGCCTCGTGCGCAAGCTGACGAAGCCGCTGCGTCTGCGCATCGCCGCAGTCCAGCTGGCCACCTCCAACGGCAACATCGAGTACTTCGAAGCCGTCCGCATCGAGGCCGCGCGCCTGATCGCCGCCGAGCATCGCCGCCAGGTGCAGATCGAACTGCAGCGCCGCCAGATCACGGGGTGGTGATCGTGATCCGCCACTTCCGCAACCAATATCGATTGAGCCTGCGCGCCGGCTTCGGCCCACGCAAGGCAGTAGTGCGCGCACTGCGCACCTACGTTTTCGGCTTTTAACCTGAGAGGAATTACCCTATGAATCAAGTAGTCGCCAGCCCCGCTAAGAGCCTGAGCACCTTCCTGGACAAATACAAAGGCCAGATCGCCAACGCGCTGCCGAAGCACATCAGCCCCGATCGCATGGTCCGCCTGACCATGACCGCATTCAGCCAGAACGCCGCGCTTCAGAAGTGCGACCTGCACAGCATCTTCGGTTCGGTCGTGGTTGCGTCGCAGCTGGGCCTCGAGATCGGCGTGGGCGGGCAGGGCTACCTGGTGCCGTACGGCAGCAAGGCCACGTTCGTCCCAGGCTGGCAAGGCCTGGTCGACCTGGTTTCGCGCGCCGGCCGCGCCACGGTCTGGACTGGCGCCGTGTATGTGGGCGACGAGTTCGACTGGGCCTTAGGTGACGCGCCATACGTGAAGCACCGCCCTGGCGCCGGCGGCGACACCTGGAAAGAAATCACGCACGTCTACGCCGTCGGCCGTGTCAACGGTAGCCAGTTCCCGGTGATCGAGGTGTGGACGATGGACCGCGTCGTGAAGCACCTGAACAAGTTCAACAAGGTGGGTGCACGCCACTACGCCCTGGAGAAGAACGGCCAGAACATGGAAATGTACGCTCGCAAGGTGGTGCTGCTCCAAGTGCTCAAGTACATGCCGAAATCGATCGAGGTGCAGCGCGCTGTTGACGTGGCTACGGCGGTGGACGCCAATAAGCACTTCACGATCGACAGCGAGATGGTGGTGGTCGACGAGCGTGACGACGACCAGGCAGAGGTCGTGGACAAAGACACCGGTGAGGTGCGCGGCGCCGGCACCACCAGCCAGGCCAGTGCAAGCGAGCAGCGCGGAGGCGACCTGCCGATGTGCACCGCCGAGAAATTCGAGAAGAACAAAGCTGCTTGGCGTGATGAGATCGTCAGCGGCAAAAAGACCGTGGCGCAGCTGGTGGCCATGATCCAAACCCGCCAGATCCTTACCGAAGACCAGCGCCTGACGATCGACAGCTGGGCCCACGAAAACGACTGATCCCTGGCATTCCCGTGGAAGCGGGAACCCACACCATCACCATACGGAGAAGAAGATTATGCAAATTCATGACCTCGTCCAGGGCAGTGCCGACTGGGGCCTGTTTCGCCTCGAGCATTTTGGCGCCAGTGAAGCTGCCGCCATGCTGGGAATCTCGTCGCGCGTGAAGCGTACCGAGCTGCTCCACATGAAGCATACCGGCACGCCGCAGGAATTCTCGAACTGGGTACAGGAAAACATCCTCGATCACGGCCACCTGGTCGAAGCTGCGGCACGTCCGCTGGTTGAAAACCTGATCGATGACGACTTGTATCCGGTGACCTGTTCGGAAGGCCTGCTGTCAGCATCGTGCGACGGCCTGACGATGGTCGGTGATGTCGCCTTCGAGCACAAACAATGGAACGCGGCGCTGGCCGACGCCGTTGAAGCTGGCCAGCTGCCCGACGAGTACATGCCGCAGTGCCAGCAGATCATGATGGTAACCCGCGCCGGCAAAGTGAAGTTCGTCGTCTCCGACGGTACGCTCGACAATTTCCAGCACATGGACGTGCTGCCGGATCCAGTCTGGCAGGAACGCATCCGCGCCGGTTGGGCGCAGTTCGCCGGAGACTTGGCCA